GAAGATACTGCCGTTCCAGCAGTATCTCTAAGACTTACACTAGAATATTGTGTCATATCCCAAGGGCCACACAATTCATTTACAATAACATAGTTACCAAAATTAGTAGTTACGGTGAGTGATGTTTCTGTGTTTGTGGTAATAGCTTTGGTTGTTTCAATGTACTCAGTAGTTAGTGTTTCATTACGATAACCTTGAATATATGCAATACCCGGTTCGATACCAATGGCAAGTTTATTCTTATCTCCGCCTTCACCAGAGGAAAATCTACCAAAGTTTGAACCAGTATTTAAATGTTCTTTTACTTGAGCATTAATTTGTCTTAACTGATAGTTACCAGATTCTTCGTAAGTTCTTTTTGCTAGTTCACGAGCAATACTATTAAATTCAGTATCTTTCTTAATAATCTGGACGTTACCATTTTCCACTTTAAATAATGGTAATAGATTTTCTGTATTAGAAGTATCAGTAAGTCTTCTTTTTACTAGATTAGGTGTTAGCTTTAAACGGTCTGCGCCTGGAGCCGTATAGTTATAAGAACCAGTGGCATTATCAAGTAATGTTGTATCTGTTACTGATGTTACGATACTTTCGACAGTCTTAAATCCAACTTTATAAGAAGGTGTGGTAGAATATTTTTCTAAAATAATTACTTGTGAGTCTACATTAATAAAATGACCTTTTTGGAATATGATACCGTCACCTGTATGAAAAATACTACCAAAACCAAAAGCACCAGAAGAGATAGTATTTGCTCTTTGTCCAGAACCACCATCAGCAGGTAGATATACTAATTCTTCATTTAAATCAAAAGTTTTATGTACTTTATCAGTACCACCGTCGAGATATTTAACTATAAATGTATTGTAGTCTGGTGCATCGACTTCTGCGCCAGAAGCAGTAGCAATAACTTTAGCGCGAACTCCAGAAGTTACACCTTGTATTGTAACATTAGCAAAAGTAGAAACGGTTACTGTGTTACCACCTGAGTCGTTATCTCTTAACTTTACAAAAGCGACGTTAGCATCATATTGAAAATCACAACCATCGATAACTGTTCCGTCTTTGTAAATATTATCACCAAATCTAGCTACTTGTTCTTGTAGAATAGTTTGAAGCTGTGTAAGTTCACGAGTTTGGACAGCAAGACCAGGCTTAAATAAAATTCTATGATAGTCTTTTAATTTAGCACTAGTTTCGTAGTCATCAAAATAAGGTGAAACATTAAAGTTTGTTTCTAATTTAGCCATTTTTTACACAACCTTAAAATCTTACGGTAAGTTTAATATCTTCTGATTGATCGGAAGCTCTAGAGATTGGTAGTCGATTTTCTACATATAGAATATCACCATCGAAGTCTTTTAAATCTCTTTTATTTATAGAAGATAGAGTAGCTGTTACAGAAGAAGTATTTCCTGTTAATGTTTCACTAGTACTAAATGCACCATCTAGACCAGTAACGCTTACGACACCAGCAGTTCCGGTTGCATTAGTATTCGAGAAAGTTACAAATCTTGCTTTAGCACCACTTGTTCCACCACTAATAATTTCATCAGCGCTAAAAGATCCTGATTTACTTGTAACAGTAAGTCTTGTTGTCATATCGTATACTGTACTATTTGCCTGATTTCCGTTTGCTAGATTAGGATTTGACATCAATCCAATAATACGGAAGTCGTTGTTTGTGAAAAGTGTATTAGATTCAGAACCATCAAACTTAACAGACAACATAACATTATAAGCGCCTAATTCTTTAACAGGATCAGATCCATGTCCGCCATATGGAGCAATATTACCATTTGCAGTAGCACCACTACCATGAGAAGTGTTAGCATCAATCACTATTTCATATTTGGAATAATTAGATCCCTTATTGATAATAACAATACCATTGATGGAGTTTCCTGTTGTAGAAGAAGCTAATGCAGGTAGAGTTACATTAGCATAAGCTAAAGCCCCGGTCCCATCACCTACCACACTAACACGTGGACCAATATAGTATTGTGACTCTGTATTTGGTGTTGTGGTAAAAGCGCCATTTACAGTTATTGTTTTAGTAGCGCCAACATAATTTACAATTCTTCTTAATTGACCTGAACCCAGACCGCTCTTAATGTATAATGAAGAATAATTATATACGTCATCTGTACCACTAGAATGTGATGCTAGTTGAACTACTGTTGAATTAGTAACTGCTGCAAAAGTACCATTCGTTGATAGATATCCACTACCATTGGCAGTAAGTTTAACAAACTCTACAGCACCATTAACTGCGGCTTGTTGAACATCCCACTGAATAGAAGAATCGTCAGATGTAAGAGTTTTTACAGGAATATAAGAAGATGTGACAAACTTCAACACCTCTGATGCAGTAATATTATACATAAACTTCCAACTATAACCATCAGAAGTTTTAAAAGTTGATGTGCCAGTAGCGGTTGGTTCAACTGTAGAAGTTGCTCCATTATTATTATCAATGCATTTGTAAACATTATAAGATGAAGTTACAACATAGAAATTACTAGAGTATAAAGAAGTATTTCTATGAGAATATGGAGTATATACTGTACCTGTAGTCCAGGTATATCTTGTAGTAACAAATCTTACATCTGTTGCTGTACATCTTTTTACAGCAAGCATATTTCGCCAGACATTAAAATCTGTGTTTTGGATAGTATCAGTAGGTGTAGGCGCAACGGTATCACTTGTTCCCCAAGGCTGCGCTCTACCCAAAAACATATAATATCTTGTGTTAATATTTGCTGCCTCAGTAAAAGACTCATATAATTGAGTCGCATTATTGAGTCTAAATTTATAAGTTACGATTCCTGGCATGTCTCATATTCTCTATTAAGTTTGTTTTATTTATTTATATTATAATTGACGACCTGATCGCGCGCCACTAACTACTAATCCAAGAAAATACTCCTTGAGAAAGATTTGCACCTTCATAAGGCGAACTTAAAGCCATCACCACGTTTCCTGAACTAGTAGATGAAACCACGTTTATAGCATACTGTCCATCTGTATTAGCACCGGTAGAATTAAATATAATCATATCCATTTGTGAAGTAATTTGACGTGGATAATGTAGTCTTGAACCAGAAGAACTTGTAGCGGTTTGGGCAAATAATGTATTAGGATAATATGTGGTACCTATATGTATCAATGATCCATTAGTTACCATGTGTGTATCGTTGGCAATAGATACGACCGTCACAAATACTGATTCGTCGTTAGCCTCGTTTCTAGCATATATAGCATCTCCAACATTAAACGAAGTAGTAAAGGTTGTTCCATTACCAATAATCGTATTTGGGGAAGCTGTTAATTGTCTTATATATCCTGGTGTTGCGTCGTTATTATTATCACTATTAGAACTAAAATGTGTAGTGTTACCAAAAACAAGTTTCTTACTATTTAAATCCGTAATTGAAATATTAGCAAAAGCATCTATAGTTGTAGGCACTCCTGTACCTACAGTTGGTTGATCTACAAATGGAGACAAAGTAGTATAGTTATATATGAAAAGTCTACCACTATGTCTATTGAAAGGAGGTTCAACTAGAGATGCGATTGAAGCTGAATTTGGTGTGCCTACATCATAATTGATGAATATTGTTGAATCAAAGACAATACTAGAATCTACATTTAAAACGTTTGAAATTAAAACTGTACCAAATAATTTTGTTCCTGAAGGATGTAAAAGAGTATTTACAACCTGTCTGTATGTATCAACAAATTTTTGGGATCTTAATACATAACTGAATTCTTGATAGTAATCATTTTGTAAATATTGATCCCAACTAATAAATCCTTTTGTTGATAGATATTTACCTTCTCTTACTTCTACACCACTAACAACTGGAGAAGCAAGAGCGTTTACAGTGCCTGCTCTAGTTTGGTTTACAATACCAATATTTTCAAACTTAGAATAAGAACTACCTTTATTTGTAATTCCTACGGCGGTTATTGATCCTGGTAGATATACAGCCGATAGTTCGGCGTTATCACCATATATTCCACCATCATGAGGATCTTTTAGACCTTCATTAGCTACATTTGCTAATCTAACAGAAGGTCTTGGTAAAACACTATAACCGGTTCCATAGTTAATCATAGATATAGTTTGAATTGTACCAGTCTCTGTATTCTGAAATAACAAACCATTAATTATAGAACTAGAAACATTAGCAGCGGCTAGATTAGCAGATACAGCGGCGGTATTAGTACCTAAACTTACAAAGGTTGGTCCGGTGTTTAAAATAACATTACTCATAGGTGATATAACGTCTTGACAAATACTTAAAATAGAAGTATTTCCAATAGAAGTAATTTTTGCTTCTGCACCACTGCCACTACCACCGGTAAATACAATTGGCAGATTATTAATATAACCAGAACCACCTGAAATAATAGAAACATTAATAGCAGATTTATCATTAGTAGATATTACATAACCATTTGCACCACTACCAGTATCAGACGTAAATGTAACTACATCACTAGAACGATGAAAAACACCACCTCCAAAACCTCTAGGTCTTAAAATGGTTTTTTCTTGTATTGTAACGCCTTGTAAACTACCAGAGGTAGCATAGATAAAACCTCTTGTATTAGTAACATCTGATACTACTTCTTCACCATCCGAAAAATCTATATTGTTCCAATTAGAAACTACAAGTTCAGTAATAGTAGAACCGAGTTCAATGGTTTGTATTTGTTCTTCTACTCTACCAGTAGCGCCAGTGCTTTGTCCTGTAATTAATTGGCCCAAAAAACTATCAAGATCGCTAGAAGATACATTAGTTAATCTGACAATAGAAGGTTGATTCCATCTACCATCAGATGTTCTCAAGATATTATCTGATGGAAAATATACTTCTAAATCTTCGTTATATAAAGCTCTGAAAAGAAACTTAAAAGATTTCTCATTACCTTTTTGATAATACATCTCGCGAATATGTTTCGCAAGAAGAGCCTTATCTACTACGGCGTCGTCTGGAATATTTTTATATATTTCTTCGCGAAAGTATTGAAAATAATCTGTTACGGTAGTATCAACATCTGCTCGTGAAAGAAGACTTTTACTGACTTCAATGTAGTTATTGCTTTGTTCTAAGAATTCATAATAAGCCTTAATAAAGGCTTCCAGTTTGGGACCTTCATCCCGAACAAAATCCGGTAACTGTTGACTTATAAGAGCGGATGTTTTTTTAGTAATAGCCATTTTTAGACCGCAAAAGTAAATCCAGAAGAGGTAGTTGCAATAGCATTTTCTGTGTTAATAGTAGTGCTAACACCAGCCGTTGCTACTGTACCTACTGTTGATGTAATATTATTTGTATTGTCATCAACTGTACTAATAGTTGCTCCAGATATTAATAGTATCTGATTACGCGAAGCAAATATGTTTTTGTTTCTTGGTTTAACTTTCACAGAAAGATATTCGCCATCATACGCTGAAATTAAAGTGTTATTAATTGTAACTAGACCAGTGTCATAGTCTATAATACCAAAATTTCTATTTCTATATACTTTACCTGTAGGAGTCTGAGTAAAGGATCTTAAAATTCCATACCCGTTGTCATCAATTTTTTGACCACTAATACCATCTATAGTAAACGAAGAAGTAGACACTAGACCATTGAGATGTCCTTCATGTGGATGATATACGGCTTGATTAAATACTAATTGATATGTATTTGTTGTAGTTAGTGGAATAAATCTTTTCTCAATTGTAATATCAGCATCTACAGACACAAAACTGGAATTAACATCTTTGATTGTTTCTATCATTTTGTATAGATAGAATTTTTGATCAAAAGTTCCAAGATTATTTGATTCGTAAGAAATTAGAGAATTCTGAATAATAGTATTTAATTCACCTGCTGTCAAAGATGTTGTTTGAGGATTATATCTGACAGTAATCGTTGGATTAATGTAAAGATAAGTAGCATCGACCATTTCAACGTCTATAGAAACAGTATTTCTTGTTTTCAATGAAGCTCTAATAGCTTCTTTTCTTTGATTTGAAAGAATTGCACCAGATAGAGGTTTAGTAGCAATAAAAACTTTACCATATACAGCAGGTATATTTTCTTCGCCACCCCAAACACTAATTGATTGAATATCGCCTTGTTCAGATAAAATTATATTCTTATAATCTTGCTTGGTTACAAGTCTATCTTGTGCTTGGAATTTGAATGGTGCATTAAACTTAATAGAATCTATTGTTTCTTGTGGTGCGCCGCCTTGGGCTGATGATGTAGTTGTAATAGTAAAGTTTGAATATCCAGCAAGAGATTCTGGTGCGCTAAACGTATTAGCACCATTAACAGTATTACCTGATGTTATTCTATAGTCTACAATAATAATGTTACCATCTATGGGTTTATTACCAAAAATACTATCACCAAATTGAATTTCATAAAGATTGTCTTCATTCTCTTGGACAAAATATATTTTTGAAGTACTATTTACAGAAGATAAATCACCAGCAAGATTATAAGTAGATACTGTTGTGTTAGATGATGATTCTTGTATTCTAACTGTAAAACTAGTTGTGTCAGTATTTTCGTTAGGTAGAATATATCTTACAGGATTAGCAGTACTTACAGTAAATCTATGTTGAAGTGGTGTGCCTTCTACGATATTAAGAGTACCAGTAAATGTACCATTATCTTGAGGAGACATTGTTGTTGCTCCTGACGTGACAAAGGTATATTCAATACCATCTATAGTAGATGTAAATTGAGTATTAGCAGGAACAGTAACTCCGGTAGGGCTATCATCGGGTGTTATAACAGCAGATAATGCAGCCGTAGCTCCTCTTGCAGATCTTGGTACATAGTTTAACATCTTTGCGCGAGATACAACACTATTTCTTAACTGCGCTGAATCAAGGAACATTTCATTACCAACCATATTAAGATAGAATGAATTATGATAAGTATTATAAGCTAAAACATCCAATAAAATAGACAAAGTTGAACTGTCAAAATCGTAGTCTGAAAATTCAGTTTGGCTTCGTAGATATGTCTTTAAACTTGTTTTAATATCATCAAAGTTTAATTCAGAAACATTTAATGTTGATTTGTTGCTGGCCATTATCGGATTCTTTCAACTGTAAATTCTAGTTCTGATAATATAGGTGATTCATTGATACGAAATATTATACTAATTGTTATAGCATTGTTGTCTATTCTGTTTGAATTAACGTCTACATCGACAACTGTTACTCTTGGTTCAAATTGTCTTACGGTATCTTTAATGTTCTCTTTAATCGTTATTTCGGTGACTCGATCTAGATTCTCAAATAATAATGCTCTGATATTACCACCGTATAGGGGTTCGAAAAACTTTTCACCACTGTCTGTTAGAATAAGATTTCTCAACGCTCTTTTAATTGCATCTTCATTCTTTAATACTGTAACTTTTTTTGTTACTGGATGAGCTATAAAATTTAATCCTAAATCAGAATAAATGACATCGTTTATAGGCGATGTCGTTCTCGAAGGATTTTTTGCTCCAGAAAAAGTTGCTATTGATACCATAATCTTTTCTCTTGTTTTCTTATATTTATTATTAATATTTAAAGATATCTTCTACAGACTTGTATTTGGATATTTTTTCTGTTTCTATCATCTCTATGTCTGCTATAACAGCCTCAATGTTTTCTTTCCAATAATTTAAAAACTTATTCACTCTTGGGTATTTTGGTTTTATATCCATTGTTTGCCACATAAACTCTTGTATTAAATCTCTATGATCAGGCATATAGTAAAATACATGAAGTGAAACTAATACTTTATTTCGTACAAACATTAGAATTCCTATTCTAGATTTTAGGGATAATTAGCCGGATCAGATGGGCCTGCTTGATCAAGTCCATAAGTTTCTATCTGTGTTGTATCTTCAAAATCTACTTCAACAGCAACTAAGTCTATACCATGAACTCCTATAGTTGTTGTTATTGTAGTTACAGTATTTCCTACAGAGACCGTACCAGATCCTCCTCCATTTGCAAATATATTAGTTGATCCCGTTTGTGCTTTATTTGGAATCCATGATGAATGTCCAGCAGTAGCATCACCTTGTCTATGCCATTTTATATTATTTACAAACACGTTTGGTGATCCTGCTAAAGCAGGATCTGTACAATAAGTCTTATCTCCTATTCTAACAGCCTTTTCGTTATTAGCATAAGTGTCTGGCGAACCAGTAGCATATCTAGTTTGATGAAAAGGATTTGGTGAAAAACTTAAATGTCCAATATGTCTATCCAGATTTGTTCGAACTACACCGGGCATGTTATTCTCCTTCTAAATCATCATCTTCGCCGAATAAATCAGCTAAACCTGCTTCTAGATCTATCTTTGCACCAGCCAAAACAGTTTCTATCTTAGGTAATTCGGGAGGTTCAGGTAGTTTTAATACGGGCAAGGTTGGTGGTACAGGTATTATACCTTTCTTTACTATCTCGCCAGTTATTAATTTTTCTACATTGGGTACTAATGAACACACATTATCAAGATTTATTTTTCCTGATAAAATGTCTGTTGCTAATCCCTGTATATCTACTCCAGGAATGTCACCATATGTTTTAATAATATTTGTAATTTGGGATGCAAATGCTGCTGGATTATTTGCCAATGCTATTAAAGCAGTCATGTCTGATATCAGACTAGCAGCAGGTAACAGACTAGTTGGTAATGGTAGAGATGATAGAATACTATTTGCTATAGTATTTAATTGTGTATTTGTTAAAATTTTTAATGCATTAATATTGGTCGCCAAAGCACCCGCGCCAGTATTAATAAGACCTTTTACCTGTGTTACAAGTCCCCCTGTCAAGGATTTTACCAGATTTGATCCTAAATCTATACCGCAAGACATAATTTACTCCTTATACCGCTGGCGTTTTAGGGACTGGGTTAAGATTAATTACTTTACTATCATCAGTTAGTCCTGAAATTATAGATAGATCACCCGCTGTAGTATCAATAGCCATTTCTTTTTCTGAATGGATTTTTACTTTCTCACTTGCCGCTATATCAATACTATCGAGTGTGGCTATATTCATCTGACCAATACTAATAAGACTGTGACTACCACGTATTAATTGATAAGAATCTTCCATTATCTGTATATTACTATTCTCTGTTACTTTCTGTGTATAGTTTTTCTGAATAGTTTCATCGTGATTTCCTTGAATAAGTTCAGTTCTATCTTTAGCAACCCGCTCTTCTTTTTTACCTTCAATGTTTGTCTGTTGGTCTGTAAATACTTCTTTAATATCACTTCCCTGTATCTTAGTAATACGATCACCACGAACGGTAACAAATTGGTCACCGCTAACTTCTGTATAGTGATTTCCTTGCACTTTTAATTTACAATCACCAACGATTGTAACAGTCATAGAACCTTGTATAAAGACCTTTTTATTTTTTACAACAATTTCATAATCATCTCCTACAACTTTAGTAGACCTTGTACCGTCGTGTTGTGTTTCTACAAAGGTACCAGTTTTATGAAAAGAATGAATTCTTTCAGCGCCGGGAGTATCATCTACCTCAGTAACATGTCCAGATTCTGAAATATGTACATGATTCAAAGGATAGACTGATCTTTTCTTTGTAGAATATTCTTTTGGTGTCTCTCCACCATAACGAGGATTAGGTTCACTCCATTTTGGAAAATCTGCGGGATAATCTACACCGCCTTTATTTTCAATAGAATTTACTTCTGGTGCTACGGCCTCGTGGACATCATTTACTTTATTCAGAATTTTAGTTTCATAATGTGTATCACGAGTAGGTCTATCTTTTAATTCAGTTATAAGACCAACATCTTCCGCACTCTTATTAGATAGATTAGATTCTTTTTCACCTCTAGCTGCACGAGGAATATCCGGTTCTTTTAGAAGATCTGGATATAAACCATTGGGCGAATTAAATCCTTTTTCTTTATTTGATAATTCTGTGGGTATACCAGCAAGTGAACCTAAGACCATGGGTTTCTGTGCATCTTCGCCATCCATAAAGAAACCAAAAACCCAAGAGCCTTCTACAAGACCAGTTGGTGATCTTCCTATTCCACTAGTAGCAGCAGAAGTGACTGGTTGAACACATTGAGCCCAAGGTAATGCTTCAGTTGGAATTTTCTTCTTATCGTCTGTATGCCAAGTATAACATCTGACACGGACACGCCCAAGTTTTAATGGATCTTTTCGATCTTCGACAACACCAAAAAACCATATAAGATCCATACCAAAATAACTATTTTTAACTTTATCTGAGACAGCCATAATAATATTCCTTATTTGTATCTACCGGAGTATTTTTTATTCACATCAACAAAATAACTATCTTTAGCTAATGTTAGATATGTAAAATATCTACCCTCATTGCCAATAAAGTTATGAGTTAGAGAAGTGATTAGAAATTTATTATTTTTCTTATTTCCAAATAAATGTGAATACGGATTCATTTTATCTTCTTCTAAACTAGAAGAAATTGGAATATTTACATTTACTGTTTTACCACAAAGTAGATTGCTATTTCCTGGAACTGCTATTGTCAATGTAGTATTATCTAAAAGATTAAATTTCATTGCTTTTCGACCATAAGATTTGTAAGCGGTATCAGCATGAAAAATAAACCTGTCATTTTTTTCTGTTATTCTATTTTTAATATATTCAATTTCTTGATATGTATCGTTGAACAATCTTGCTACATGATATTGTTTGTTTGATTGGCCTGTATCTTCTTTGAAAATGGATTCATCTATAATGATATTATTTCTGTCTAGAGTCTTGAATTTATCTTTACTTTTTTGAATATTCAGATAGTTATTAACTATCGACTTAAATCTTTTTGTTATAGGATCAATTACATCAATTCGATTACCAAATTTACCACCACTAGACCCTCTAATTACATCATTACCTCCTGTATATTCAAACTGACTTATAGTTTCATATCTGGTATTATTATCTACTTTATTTAAAGTTCTTTCTTCGATACCATGGTCACCCATTATAAAAGTTTCTACAACGTCTTGTTCTAAGAGATAGCTTATAGGTGTGAAAACAAATTCGTCTCTATCTTCATAAAAGACAAAATCCGAATCAGGATATTCTGTTGACCTAGAGTTATCAACACATCTCTGAATAAAATCAAAAGGTCTTTCACCATTTACTGTAATTGATTGCAATCCATCAGTACTATCTGCTGATAGTGTTTTTTTAAATTTAGGATAATCTATTAATCTAACACCTCTAAATTTTATATTCGATTTTAGAACATAAGAATCAAAGATATTTTTAACGATTTCTGAATAAGTCTTGCCTACAAAATTAATGTCTATATTTGTTAAGCTATCAATCATACCTTCAATAGATATTAAACCAAGCGTATAATGTTCTAATTTATCATCAACTTTAGTTCTATTATAAACAGAATAAACAAAAAACGTTTTCGTTACAAAAATGTTTCCAGATTCAGGAGATCTAAAACGAATCGTAAATAATTCATCTCCAATAATAGGTAACTTATCTATTAGACCAAGACCATCCATTATAGAAACACTACCATTCATACAATAAGAAAATATATTTTCTTGTATAACTAAATCTGTGATACTATAACGAACATCTATAGATGTTCCGTTTGAACCTAATAGACTAGCCAATTCTATTTCAATATTTTCATTTAAAAATTCTGGTTGTGCCGCCATTATCTAAAAACATCCGATAATTCTGAAAGTACGCTTCCTAAAGTATTTGTATCAACATAAATTATATTTCTTTTATTATCATTTAATTCTACTTCATAATCATATTTACTAATAGATTCTTTAACTGTGGTAGATAAAGTATTATAAGTCGTTAAATCAACTTTCAATGTTCTTTTTGGTATAATTGTTCCATCAAATAGAACCTTTTGTTGATTAAGTATCTTTCTATATTCATGAACTGTACTTTGAGCAGCAGGAACACTACCATATCTACTTTCAATATAAGATATGAAATCTCTATATCCTAAAGGCCAGTCATAGATAGGATCATGCATATTATTAATAAGTAAAAGAAACCAACTCAAATCAGATTGTCCATATAATTCAAACGCTACATTATCCGGTCTTTGCGCTTCTTGAACAGTATAAGTATAATAAAAACCACGATTCTTTTTTATCGTTTCTACTATTTTATATCGTAACATGATATTTGTTACGATTTGAGATTTGTTTTTAAACTTCAAATCGTATGAGATTTTTGGAAAGTTATTAAAATAAAAAGACATTTAAATGTTCCATTAATTCGGGCCCGTATCAGAAGAGAATGATAAAGTAGGTTCGGCGGGTCGTATTGAAAATTCGAGCTCTTCTGGAGATTTAATATACCCACCACCGAGGGCCTTAGCTATACCATAATTTTCGTCGTTAGACACACGAACAACCGTTTCTAAGAATGAAGCGTTTAGTGTAACTTCTACAGGAGCGTTTGTTGGATAATGATATTGTGCCCCTTTACCATGAAAATTAACATCAAAACTTGTCAAAACAGAAGTCTTAATATCAAAAAGATACTTATTATCAGATAAAGTGATACCAAATTGTTTAGGATAATCATAAAAATGTTTCAATTTATTTACTCCTGGTAACATAGCATTCCTAAACGCGCTAATAATACTTCTTAATATATCACTTTCTTTTTCATTCTTTGGAACTATATTCCAAGAAAAGTTGTGTGTTTTAAAGTTTACACCTTCAAATGCAGCGGCTAGATATGGATTTCTAGCTATACCAGCACCAATAGTAATTCCTTGTACTGCTTGTCCTAAACCAGCACCCAATATAGCGCCGACCGGTCCAGCTGATGATGCAAGCAATCCTCCAGCACTCGCTGTTAATTCAGAACCATAATATAAGGCAAGATTACCAGCAACTTCTTTTAGACTTTCCGAATCTAAACTTAGTCCTTCATTTCCTAATACACTTTTAAGTCTATTAATAGCACCATCACGGTCTCCTTGCGCGGCTTGTTGAACCGCACCTATTAATTCTGGTGCCTTACTAGCAGCCGCCGCTCCTACTGGTCCAAGTGATTGACCATTCCAGGTCGTTTGCCAACTTGTACTTAGATTTTGCGGTAAAGGTAAGGTGACAGTACAATAAACTAACTTTTTATCAAAATCTTCTCTTTTGTATTTGTAACTTTTAGAAATACGAAACATCATAAATTGGTCGTACTCAGATACGTCTAATGGTAATCTAAGATCTGCCATATAAATAATCCTTATTATAACACTTTTTATTATTTATATGGCATATTCAGGAAAGTTTCAACCAAAAAACCCAAAGAAGTATAAAGGCAACCCATCGAATATAGTATACCGTTCAAGTTGGGAAGCAAGATGTATGTCTTATTTTGATAAAAATGAAAATGTAATTTGGTGGTCTTCAGAAGAAATAATAGTACCTTATCGAAGCCCTGTCGATGGTAAAGTTCATAGATACTATCCAGACTTTATTATTAAAGTAAAACAAAAAGATGGTGGTATTAAGACGATTATGATAGAGATAAAACCAGAGTATCAAAAAAAAGAACCAAAAGTTCAAAAAAGAAAAACAAAGAAATATATAAACGAAGTCTTTACCTATGCTGTAAATCAAGCAAAATGGAAAGCGGCGTCTAGTTTTTGTAAAGATAGACTCTGGGAGTTTTATGTGTTAACAGAAAAAGATTTGGATATAAACCAATGAGTTTTTTTGTATACGCCATCGGACCAGAAAACGGTCCTGTAAAAATTGGTTTTACCAATAACTTAAAAAAAAGATTAAAAGCTATACAAACTGGTAATTCAGAAAAAATTGAAGTTTTTTATTCAGAACAATTTGATAGTAAAAAAGATATGATGGAAGCAGAACGTATATTACATCACACATTATCTCACAGAAGACTAAAAGGAGAATGGTTTGATATCTCTCCGGAAGACGCTAAATTAGAATTAATTCATATGAAAATGAAATATTAGGAATCTCTATGATTGTCTTTATACACGGTGCTAATGCTACATCAAAGTCCTGGTCATATATCCTATCAAAGATAGATGCGAATCACATTACTGTTGACTATGACAGTTCATTAGGATTCAGAAGAAATCTAATCTCAATACGAAGTCAGATTCCAACTGAAGAACCTATACAGATTGTTGGTCATAGTCTTGGTGGTATCTATGGAATATATCTAACACAAACACATAATGTCACGAAAGGATTGACACTTGCTACTCCATATGCCGGTGTCGCCGTGGCAGACTTTATGAAGATGATTTTTCCTGGCTCTCATCTATTGAAGGATATCGGAAAGTATAGTCGATTCATAACAAAATCTAGAAACATAAAAATAAAGGTACCATGGACTCAGATCATCACAACAAGAGGATCTTTACCATGGTACCTTGAAAGAAATGACGGTATCGTTCCTATCAGTTCTATGACTTGTAGAAACGATATAAACTATCTAGAACTACCCTATAACCATTATGAAATTCTTTATTCCGATGAAGTGGTAAATTTAATTACTTGATAATCAATTCATCAGTCACCACAGCGTCACCAGACACCCTAGCGTTACCAGACACCCTAGCGTTACCAGACACCACAGCGTCATCAAACACCCAAGCGTTACCAGACACCCTAACGTTACCAGACACCATAGCGTCACCATACACCCAAGCGTCATAAAACACCTTAGCGTTACCAGTCACCACAGCGTCACCAGACACCCTAGCGTTATCAGACACCACAGCGTTACCAGACACCCAAGCGTTATCAAACACCTTAGCGTTACAAGTCACCACAGCGTCACCAGACACCCTAGCGTTATCAGACACCACAGCGTCACCAGACACCACGACGGCACCATACACCATAGCGTTACCAGACACCCTAGCGTAACCATACACCAAAGCGTTACAAGTCACCACAGCGTCACCAGTCACCACAGCGTAATCAAACACCTGAGCGTCATAAAACACCTTAGCGTTACCAGTCACCACAGCTTTACCAGACACCACAGCGTCACCAGACACCACAGCGTTATCAAACACCACAGCGTTATCAAACACCAAAGCGTCACCAAACACCTTAGCGTTACCATACACCCTAGCGTTACCAGTCACCACAGCGTCACCAGACACCACAGCGTTATCAAACACCATAGCTTCGCGTCCAACAAAAACGCTCTCAGAAACAGTGGCGGTATCAGCAACCCATCCACCACCATTAGAATGCTGGTGGGCGGAGACCGGACCGTTGCCAAAATCAAAAGTAGTCATAGTTACTCCCTCCAATCGGAAATCGTGACGATGGACTTCAACTCTTCGACAAGAGCCCGACCCACATCGGTAAATAGAATACCCTGATGATATACCCAATGCTCAATGTCTTGGGAATGATAGAAGGTATCCTCTTCAGTCATCCACCGAAGAGCAGTGGTACGGTCACCCGCACCTGCTTCGATAACTGAGGCAATCTCAGCCTCGAACTTACGAAGAGCGCGAGCCTCTTCCTCCGCCTCCTCTGCTTGCCGAATATCGAAAGCACGACCAACGGAATCCCAAATCTCCTGCTTGCGGGCAGGAGTGGCGGTGTAGAACTCATGACCACGTGGGCGGAAACCATAGGCGTCCTTGTGGAAATCGGAGAAGATGTTTTCGTCGTAGGTGTAAGCAGTCATTTCATTCACTCCTTCATTCATTACCAGTCACCCTAGCGTTACCAGACACCTTAGTGCCACCAGACACCCTAGCGTTATCATACACCCTAGCGTTATCAATCACCCTAGCGTTATCAATCACCCTAGCGTTATCATACACCCAAGCGTTACCAGACACACAAGCGTCACCAGACACCCTAGCGTCATCAAACACCCTAACGTTATCATACACCCTAGCGTCACCAGTCACCCAAGCGTTACCAGACACCCAAGCGTCACCAGTCACCCAAGCGTTACCATTCACACAAGCGTAACCAGACACCAAAGCGTTATCATACACCTTAGCATTACCAGACACCCTAGCGTCACCAGACACCACAACGCGATCAGTCACCACAGCGTTATCAGTCACCACAGCGTTATCATACACCTCAGCGTTATCAATCACCCTAGCGTTACCAGACACCACAGCATTAGGTCCAACATAGGCGGTCTCAGAAACAGTGGCGGTATCAGCAACCCATCCGCCGCCATTAGAATGCTGATGGGCAGGAACTGGGCCGTTGCCAAAATCAAAAGTAGTCATCTCATTCACTCCTTCGTTCATCATGTTTATATAATACCAGGAATTTTAATTTTTGTCAACAACTTTTTTTACCAAAATCTACACGCCAAGCGAAATTTGCTTCCAGTTCACGAATCAATTCATCCCACGACCGAGGGAAGTTTGAGAACTTAGCACCACTTACCTTAGCGATAAAACCACCTTCAGGATGCTTCCGAATGACGATCTCGTGGTCTGCACAGTTCATGGAAACCCAACGGTCAAGCGAAGGAATGGAACGAAACTTAGCAATCATGTTCTTATCTCCTGTTTTCATCATATAAATAGTATATAACGTATCTTATTTTTTGTCAACAGAAAAACGAACATGGCATCAAAAACTTTTGACGAAATTCTGGCTCAGGGAGTGAGGTCTGGACAATTACCAGCTAGGACACAAACGTCTAGAGATTGGTTTCGCAACGCGGCGAGAACGACTAGTGTTACGCCGGAAGCTGTTGTTAGGGGTGAGAGAGCGAAATATAAAAATAGGACCACAATAGGAAAGATGTATCTTTTCAATTATGATCCTAAAACAAAAGATACGTTACCATATTATGATAGATATCCTTTGATCTTTCCAGTAGAAGGAGCTCCAGGTGGTTTCTATGGTATCAACATGCATTATTTACCACTAACTCTTAGAGCAAAGTTAATGGATAAATTATACGAACTGTCTACGGACAGAAGATACGATGAAAAGACTAAATTGAAGATTGGTTATCAGATATTAAAAGCGGCTTCTCGTTTTGCTCCATTTAAACCAACTTTCAAAAGATATCTATCAAATCATGTTAGATCTAGATTTATTGAAATATCGTCTAGTGAATGGGATATTGCCCTATTCCTACCACTGGAAAGATTTGCGAAAGCGTCGAAGACTAAAGTCTGGGCAGACTCAAGAAGGATGATATAATGCCTATAGATTTAAATAGATTTACTTCTATTTTTAATAATGTTCCTCCAGCGAGAGAAAGCGACTACGAAATTATAATAAGTGGTCCAGCTGGAATTGGTGATCCAGATTTAACATATAGAGCAGACTCTGTACAATTGCCTGGAAGAAGTATTGCTACAACAGAACAGGTTTATATTGGACCTCAAAGAAAAGTAGCGTATGCAGCACTTTATCTAGAGACTACTATAACTTTCATAGAATCAGACGATTATCGTGTTAAAGAGTATTTTGATAGATGGTTAGATAAGGTTGTAGGAACACATCGAATTAATCGTACCGTATCAGATGGTTCGAGATTTCGTTCTGGTTATTATGATGATTATATTGGAACGATAGATATTCACAATCTACGAAGAACTGGTGCCAAAGGATATAATACAAAATTGATAGAAGCATATCCTATACAAGTCGCTCCAGTAAGTTTATCTTGGGCTTCTGATGCTATACCTAGAATTAATGTAACGTTCACTTATAGATATTATGAACAAAACGCAGCAGGATCAACAAGTACTGCTAATTTATCTACTTAATAAAAATGACTGATTTGGAGAGAATAAAATGGCTTTACCATCAATAGTAGCCCCACACTTTACGACTAAACTACCGTCAAATGGAGTTGATGTTAAATTTAGACCTTTTCTTGTAAAAGAGGAAAAGTTGCTTCTCATAGCTGCTGAAAGTGGTGAGAGAAAAGACATGATAGACGCTATCTGTCAAATGTTAAAAAATTGTGTTATTGAGCCGGAGGATATTGATCCTTATAGTTTAGCTTATTTTGATTTTGAACATATGTTTCTTCATATAAGATCTAAAAGTGTAGGAGAAACGGCACAGTTTAAACTAAAACATGATGTGGAAAATTGTGGCCACATGAACGATGTAGAAGTCAAGTTAGATAATATTGTTTATAATACAAATGAAGATCATACTGATACATTTTTATTAAACGATAATATTGGTGTGAAGATGAAGTATCCTACTATAAATTCTTTGACTGACTTTATGGATATTGATCCTACAAATGTTCTTGATATTTTTTCTACTAGTATAGAATATGTTTACGATCAAGAAACGGTTTACAACGATTTTACACAAAAAGATGTTTTAGAATTTTTAGAAAGTCTTTCTAAAGAGCAATTTGATAAAATTACAAGATTCTTTCAAACTATGCCTGCCAGTCGTTTAAGAGCAAAGTATAAATGTGAAAAATGTGGTGAAGAGGTTGAAACAGATATATCTGGCTTTGAAGATTTTTTTGGATAAGTCTCTGTCATACGAGTCTAGCTAGTTATTATAGACTTAACTTTTCGTTGATGCAATATCATAAATATTCTTTGACTGAATTAGATGATATGATACCGTTTGAGAGAGAAATATACATTCAGATGTTGCTAGAACATCTGAGAGAACAAGAAGAGAAGAACAGACAAAATGCTTCCTAACCCTAATCCATCTGGTGCAGCTACTTCTGATATGATGGCGTTATCATTTCAAGAAAGCACCATGTATGCTGTTCAAAGCATAGATGAGAATATCAGAGGTCTTAGAAAATTATTCGCATCTTTTTTGAAGGTAAACACTGAAAATTTAAACTTAGATAAAAAACAAGAGACTGCTGAGAAAATTAATCGTGCTAGAGAAAGAGCGACGGCCGCTGAAGAAAAAAGAGAGTCTAAATTTGGTACTACTTTAAAAAGCGCGGCGACGGGCGTAAAAGATAAAGCTATAGAAGTAGGAAAGGGTATATCTCTTGGTGGTGTTTTAAGTACACTTGTTGGTGCGTTAATTCTAGGTGCATTTCTAGCACCAGAAAAGACTGATGAGCTTCTTAATACCATTAAAAAATCCGCGAGCAATTTCTTTACCTCTGATTTTTTTAAAGGCGTTGGTAACGCTGCTTGGGAAATTTTTAAAGAAAACTTAAACTTACCTAATTTATTTGTTACTGCTTTATTTGGTTGGAGAGCTGGTGCTATAACAGCAGCGTTTACTTGGTTGGGTAGAAAAGTCGTAGAATCACTAGGTTTAAAAGAACAAGATGATAATGGTGAGGTTACTCTTGGAAGTCAAATAGAAAATTATCTAGCAGAAAATTTACCGGCTGTATTTGGTGGTGTAGGTTTATTTGCTTCATTATTTCCTATACCTTTCTTCAAAGGATTAGGTATTCTTACACTAGGCGTTGGTAGAGTTTTAAGTGGAACTATAAGCAAAGCTTTTGGACTTGGTGTTGGAGAATTAACAGAAGAAGCGGCTGAAGCTGCCGCAAACAACCTAATAGATCCAAAAGATAAGACAGATCTAAAGAATTCAGCTAATAAGACAAGAGGAAGATTGAAAACTTCATTTAAAAATTTATTTAGAACTGCCATAAGAGGATTTGCTATTGCTGGTGCTGTATTTGCAGCTTACGAACTTACTAGTTTTATTATTGAAAAAGCTTCTGAAGAAATGGAAGAGTATAAAAAGAAAGCTGCTGAATTTGAAGCACAAGGAAAAACTATTGGCCAAGAATTTGGTATTCCAAAGTTTGAAAAATCTCCTGGTGAGAACGATACTATGGACTATGGATCCTCATCAGTGGTGTCGACCCCTGAAGAAAGAGAGAAGAATTTAGAATTAACAAGAGTGGCCACGGGACTGGGTAGTAATATTGCACAGAATAAAGACGTTGGTGGTGAAGCCGCTGGAAAGACTCAAAATGAAAGAATATCAAAACAATTAGAAGGACTGAAATATCTAGATTGGAAACAAGGTCGAAAATTTATTAATAACTTTGCTTTGCAGGCTACAAGTACTGGTGCATCTTTAACCGAAGGCGATTTTAAAACAATAGTGGATTGGATTAAAACTTTACCCGCCCCCCGAGCCGGCATCCCGAAAGAGAGAGTATTTTCTTATTATGCGGGAAAGTTACAAAAGGATGCGTTTGGATCAATTAAAATAGGTCCAAATAGAAAAGATGCCAGATATAGACTAGAAGAAGCGAGTAAAGAATCTAAATCATCCACGGCACCTACTCCTATGATAGTTCCTTCATCTCTCATCGGTGGTACCGGAAATGATACATTGAACGAAACCAGCGTGGGCGGTAAAGTCAATGTACTACCAAAAGATGTTACTCCAATCCCGATGTCTATGATGCCAGGAGAAACAGTAATGATGGCACCAACCTTCGCAGCTGGATCTCTTAGAATGAATGGTTTAGAAGCGGAGATGGTTTCAATGAATAACGCAATGAAATCACAAGCTCCTATAGTTATAGCGTCACCTAGTTCCTCTTCACCAACTAGTGTAGATCAATCACAGACTATTATCAATAATAGTAATCGTCAAACTACTATTTCTGGTGGTATTTCTCAATATACACAATCGCCAACAAGATCTGCTGCGTCTCGATTTTCTGTAGCTTTTACATAAAAAAAAGAGGGGACCGAAGTCCCCTCTGATATTTTATCAATCCTCCTCTGCCAATTTCTTGAAGAATGATAGACTATCGTCATCTTCTTCATCATCATTACTCCAAGGAACACTATCTTCTTCCTTAGCTGCCGCAACACGAGGTTGAGGTGCTGGAGCAACTTCACTTAGTTCAGGACCACCATCAAGACCAAGAACACGATTGAGTCGAGTCTTTTGTTCTTCATATGACTTGAACTCAGATACATCAAGAAACTTAGATAGTGGATGTTGAGAGTTCCAAATCTCTTCAATCCTTGCATCATCGTCAGATACAGCAGAACTCTTATCAAACTCTGATAGGTCATAGTTCTGATAACCTTCATATCGACGAATCTTCAACTTGAAGTTAGCACCCTCCCAGAAATCGAAAGGATTCATTGGATCTTCATCTTCAAATTGAGGTTGCATTGCATTCTGCATCTTTTCGAAGATCTTTGCGCCATACCGATAAAGAAACACTTGACCCTCATTCTGAGGATTTGCCTTATCTGATACGACTAGAACATTGGAATAATAGTTTAATCGACGCTTCTGCTTACGAACAATATCCTTGTTGGACTCTACACCTGAGTTCCAAAGCATAGAGTTGTGTTCGCAAACTGGACACTTTTCGCCAATTGTGGTTCGACATTCGTCAATCCACCAACCACCAGGACCCTGGAATCCATGATTGTATACCTTGACCCATGGAAGTTCTTCACCAGGGGCTGCTGGTAGGAATCGAATGACTGAGTATCCGTTTCCTGCCTTGTCTACTTCAGGCTTCCAGATATTTTCGTTTGTGTTGAGTTCGTCTCGTGCCGTGACCTTTTCGGCTGCTGTTACTAGGTCACGAAGTGATGACTTACTTGACTTCTTGAGTGCGGCAAAAGATGTTGCTGCCATTTTTGATTCTCCTTAAAACTACTTAATACGACTTTATACGACTTAAACAAATATAGATTTTACGACATGACGATACTCCTTTGGATCAATTTCAATAAATGACGAATACTTTACTATCTTCTTATTATACTCGATCCAAATGAAATCGTCAACGTATTTATTGATCTTTTTCACGAATCCTAGCACTTTGTCTAGTATAATAAAAGACTCGATTGATATATCTTCAGAGATGAGGAGTTTCAGAATTATTGGATGTTGCCCATCATCACACTGAAACACCTCATCAAACTGAAGATCATTCCGATCCATATAATCACGAAGTTTACTCATATCTTCACGGAATGAATATTTAAGTGACTGGAACTTTCTCTTCCATTCGTTAAAGACTTGTTCAGCCTTGTCAGAAACAAGACCTCCACTCCAATTATTATCCTCTTTGATTAGATTTGAAACGAAGAATGGAACAAGTTCCTTCTTATGCCTCCTTTCTATCTTCTCGAAGAAAAACTTGTCTTTACGTCTTAAAAAAGATTCCTCCTTTACTCTCAGTTTACCATTATATTTAAAGTAATCATAATCAGTCGTAAAATGACTTCTCAGCGCAAGATAAGTTTTATACGCATTGAAACCAGGAAACGACATCACATGGGCAATCTGCATAATTTCTCTGTTAGTAAATTTAAATCACTAGCCTCTGATTCAATCTTCGCCTTGATAACTTTATTAATCATTTTAGCAACAGATTCAATCTCTACATTATTCTTTTCACAAAAATTGATAATTGCGTCAATATAAGATTCACCAGTTTCATACACAAAATCTTCAATTTCTTGATTGAACTTATTCTTATCAATCATTTCGAAATAATTCCTCCAGTATTCTTTCTTACAATATCTTCTGAGATTGCTTCAGCGTAATAGATTTCTAGTACCTCAGCATCTTCTACACATTCAAACCAATGATATTCACCCGGCTTCACTGTAGTGAAATTTCCTGGTCTTAGTTCTGTCTTATCTGTATGATCATAATCATTCTTACGTACAAAAATATTCATTTTACCGCTAATACAATAGAATCCGTTCCACTTGTGTTTATGTAAATGTTCTGAACATTTATAACCAGACTTTGTAATGATTCTGTGGACTTCAATCATGGGAGTCACTAAAAGAGATTCTGTCTGACCCCAAACTTTACCATAAATCATTTTTTAACCACTCCATCAATTTCTAAAATTTGTTCTATTATTTTTGGAAAATCTTTTAATTTAATCATATTAGGACCATCACTCGGTGCATTATCAGGATCTGGATGGACTTCCATAAAGAGTCCTGCTATTGATACAGCGGTAGCTGCATAAGCAATAACAGAAGCAAAACGTCTATCACCCCCACTTGAACCTCCCTGACCTCCTGGATATTGTACGGCATGTGTGCAATCCATAATGACAGGTGCATATTCTTTCATCACTTCTAATGAACGCATATCAACAACGAGATTGTTATATCCAAATGTTGTACCTCGTTCAGTTAACATTACTTCATTATAACCAAAGGATTTTATCTTGTCAACTATATTTTTCGTTTCCCATGGAGATAAAAATTGTCCTTTTTTTACATTCACAGGTTTACCAGTTTCGGCAGCTGATTTTAGAAGATCAGTTTGCCTACAGAGAAATGCTGGTATTTGAAGAATATCAGCATTAGTTACGGCACATTGCCAAGATTCATGTACATCTGTTAATGTAGGTATACCTCTATTTCTTATTGAATCAAATGCATAATACGCACCATCAAAGTCTCCTCTGTATGAAGAGGATGATGTTCTATTTGCTTTATCAAAACTCATTTTAAAACAAAAGTTGACAGATAAATCGTCACAAATCTCTTTTAGAGTCTCTGCGATTTCCACTGCCAACTCTTGATTTTCAAAAACGCACGGTCCAGCAATAATCGATAGTTTCTTATCGTTAGCGAGACTATTATAAAAATTATTCATAAAAAATATGCTTTCCTATTCTAATTAATACCTTTTTATTTTTGCTCCATTTAGGTACGACATAATCCGCATGATAAAATCTAGAACCTCTTGTGAAGTCTTCTACATTAAAGTGTAGTAATGTATCTGCTATATTAATAGCTTTATACCAAGTTTGTAAATCTTTTGGTGTATCTGATTTACCGTCACAATACCAAGAAAATTGACACTTATATTTTACTATTTTGTTGTTTATCTTTATTGCCTGATATACAACGTCGCAGATGTTATTAGGGAAATCTTTGTCTTTTACACGATTTAGAGTTACGAGACCAATAGCATATTGACCAATAATTTCTTCTCCTCTAGCTTCAAAGTATATGTTTTTAGCTAAACAGTTCAGACTATCTTTATCTACTTCGTGACTGTCTGCATTACCCGGCAATGTTGCCATAGATACAAAAATAAGAATTAAGTAGAAAAAACAAAAAATGATAAACTTTGCGATTCCCTCTTCGGAGAATTTAATCAATGTTATATCCTTTAATTGTTATAAGTGATTGGGCCCGTTATATGACAGGGTGGAACCCATACCCCGTGACTACAAGTCGATTAAGCCGCTAGGCGGATATCCTCGAAGTGGTTGTCATTTGCAACATTAAAGTTAGCATTTATAGTTTTGGTCCGATACGCTGGTACCATGGCGTCTACCTCGATTTGATCTTTACTACGTCAGTCGAACCTAATATCACCCCCCGCATAAGCATACCACAACAAACTCTTTCGTGTCTAGCAAGGTCTCATTACTAGAGACGGTGATATGCTTATGGTGGAGGTGACGGGTACTGCCCCCGTGTCCTGAACGTTTATTCTATCTCCTCTCAGACGGTAGATTTAATATTTATATTATCCATCTCTAGACTCTTGACATAATCAAATTCATCTGCAAGCCGGTCCAGATATTCTTCGTATTCCTCACGAATCTTAGGATCTCGAAACTCTTCTTCATATGCGTGTCCTGTTTTGGGTTTGAGGTATCGAGGTGTGAACGTTTTTGGCATGATTGTCTCCTTACCATTCTACACGGTAGCCTTGACGCTTAAGGTAACTGACTACCTCCATCATATCGTTACCGCTAAAACTCTCGTAGTGCCGACCTTCAACGAACTTTCCGGTTTCGGCATTGTAGAGGTTGGCGTAGTAGTTGCCGATGGATTCTTTAGAAAGATCTACGGGTGTCTTAAAATGATGGATTTTGGACATCTTGTGTTCCTTCTGTTATGTGTTAGTGTTCTTACAGTATAGTACCAAAATGAATTAATGTCAACCATTTATTTTCTGCATGCGTTGAATTAACGCACCCAACCCCGCCATCATGGCGTCGGCTGTAGCGATCTGATCGTGCAAGTCAAAGTTGCCGTTGCGGTCCAATGCTTCGATAACGTCAAAGGTGCTAGCCAACTGCTCTTGTGCCGCGGCCGCACGGTCCAACATCTCTGCGATCATTTCTTGATTTGTCATAATGCCCTCTCTACATTCACTCCCTCATTCATCATTTTTATATAATACAACAGAAATGAATTAATGTCAACTCACGGCGTTTTTCATTCCCTTTGGCGCAATCTTTTCACATACCAATTGAGCAACAATTGGAGAAATAACACTACCTACAAAGATACCCACACC